TAACGCAACCCGTTGCTGTTGCTTAGCCTGCGGGTCCCAACCCGTAGAAATGTCTATCAGGGGTGTACCCATTTTGTACCGGTTTCTTTTTGTGCGAGGGAGCAGACCTCGAACAACACTATTTATTATATAAAAGAAAGCGCGATGAATTCTGAGAACTCATCGCGTTTTTTCTCTTATGCGGGTAGTGGGGGTCGAACAACAAAAAATGATTGAGTGACGTCAAAAACATATCTGCAACGCGTCTAAACACTTGCTAAAAGGGTAGTGTGGTTGGCTTGTAGTCCATGTATTTTGCTACGTTTACAAAAAAGAGTGTTACCAAATGTGTTACCAGAATCACCCTTGAGCCTTCCTGAATGCCGCGGTGGTAGCGGCAGCAAGATCTTCCCTCTGACCGTCAAGCTCGTGCCGATACACTCCGGCAGTGTCCATGTTCTTGCTGTGACCGACCAGCATCTTCAGCTGGCTGTCGGTCAATACGCCGGATTCAATGCTGACGAAAGTGTGCCGCATCTCATACAGCGTGACCTGAGGCTCAATGCCATTGTCACGCTGGTACTTCTTCCAGCGCTTGAATAAAGCTCTCTGGTTCGGGATCTGGAACAAAGGGGTGGTATAGTTCAGCGGGATATCGGAAGCCTTCAGCAAGGCTACCTGCGCTTCGTAGGCCTCATGGGCTTCCTCGCCCATGTCAAATGAGCGAATGGCGTTTTCGTTCTTGCCGGTGGTTTCCTCATCCAACCGGTTGATGCTGCGGCGCAGATTGACCGTGTTTCCTTTGATATCACCATACCAGAGCCCCACAAGTTCACCGGGGCGTACACCTGTAGCAACTGCAAACCGGTAGGCATAGATATACTCGTCAAAGACCAGCTTGCCATAGTAAAGGCGGGTGTCCACACCAAACAGAACTTTCAAAGCGGTCGGCTGTAAAATCTTTTTCTTCCCCATGCGGGCATTCTTCGGGATAGACAGCTCAGGGAACATCGTACTGTACCTGTTCCGGCGGCACCATTTCAAAAAGCTGATCTCCGTTGAGCGGATCGTCATAATGGTCTTGCGGCTCAAAGGCTTGTCGCTTGACCTACGCTGACGCTCCTTTTTAAGGCATCGCTTTTTGAAAGACATATTGATGGCTTTTTGCAGATCGCCTTCGGTCAGCTCGTCAATGCGGATGTCCCCACAGACAGGCAGAATATAGTAATCTCCGTATTTCTTGCACTGCTCAACATAGGATGTGCCGCAGGTGAGCTTCAGCTCTTCCACCCACTCGGCATAGAGGGTGGCTACCTTCTTCCTGCCGTCCCGGATACTGTCATCCAGCCATGCGTCCGCTTTTGCGTTTGCTTCCCGTTGTCCTGTTCGGCCCGGCGTGCTGCTGTAAAAGCGCTTGCGGGTACCGTTCTTCTGCACCGCGATGCACCAGCGGCTTTCCTTCTCGACCCAAAATGCCGTGTTGGTTCTCTTTTTCATAAAATCCACCTCCATACACAAGGGTACACTTTGACAAGCCTGCCCGGAGGTGGTACAATACAAGTGTTCATGTTGGATTGTACCCTCTGGGGCAAGCCACTCTGCAAACGCTCTCGGTGTTGGTAGCACCGGGGGCGTTTTTTGTTTTTATTGAACTGTTGCAGATTTTGCAACGGCTGGAAGCAATGTGCAAAATTTGCACATTGTTTGGCCTTACTTCTTCGCTTCAGCTTTTTCGCTGCGCTTACGCCACTGGCTCTTCAGGCCGTCAATATGCTCAAACAGATCAGGCTTGATATCAGCCCACATCGGGTCAAGGATAAAGTCCACGCCCTCCCGTCGGGCAAGCTTGGCAGCGGGGACAAAATCACTGTCACCGGCAATCAGAATGATCTGATCAACCTGCTTCTTATACGCGAGTGACGCAATATCAACACCAACACGCATGTCCACGCCCTTTTGCTGAGCCACAAAAACGAAATCGTCCTCGGTCAGCTCTTCCAGCTGCTTTGTGCCAGCAAGAAGCTTGCGGGTCACATCCGGGCGCAGATTGTAGGCTATTTGGTTGGACAATGTACCAAGGCGGAGTGCAAATTTTCTGCGCTTCCGCAATTCTTCCAAAAAGGTCTGCGTCCATGTATAAGTATCAGATTTGTCCAAATCCACATTCTTCTTTGTCAGCGGGTGGTACACGCTGCGGCGGCCTACTGGCTCACAATCGTAATAGAAAATGCGGTACAGCTGACGCTCCTCGTTGCCGTCCTTATCGTGAAGGTGAGCCATACAGTAAGCATTCAGTTCCTTCGCACGTTCCTCGGCGGTCTTTTTGCCCCACAAGTGGGCTGCACGTTTGCGGTAAAAGCCGCCATCAACCAGAATTGCTGTCTTTGCCATTTGTGTTACACTTCCTTTGGTAAAAAATAAGACCCCAGGATTCAGCCTTCCCCATATCGGCGGGGGGCTTACTACCAGGGGTCTGTTAAGCATTTTGAAACATCATGTTTCTGACGGCATCCTGTAAAGATGCACCCCTATTATATGCGTTTTTGTTGATTTTGTCAACTCATTTTGCAAAATAATCAATTATTGGTTATTTTTCGCAAATTTTAGTGAAATATCGCTTTTCACCCTACCCAGTGCGTCCAGCCTACGGCCTTGCCCTCAATGTGCACCTCTTCCAGCTGGGAGCCAGTATAGATCATAGGCGCATAGGCCGGGTTTGCAGGCATCAGGGTCAGCGTGCCGGGGTTGTAATATACCCGCTTGAGAGTGGCTTCGCCATCAATGCGCACTGCGGCGATCTCTCCGTTCTCCACCTCCGGCTGGATGCGGATATACACCACGTCTTTATCGTGAATGCCGGCATCCACCATGCTGTCACCGTGGCAGGTCAGGGAAAAATCGCACCGGATGTTCTCCGGCACGTCCACCATTTTTTCAATGTTCTGCTCTGCCGTGATGGGTTCCCCGCAGGCAATGCTGCCGATCAGCGGGATCTTCTTCATCTTTGGCATCGGCTCAAAGCCCGGGGGGATGGGACGGGATGCAGGAGCGGGCTGGGCATCATCCAAAATTGCACTTTTGGGGATACCAAAGTAATTTGCCATTTTCTCCACTGCGCCCATGCGAGGTATTTTTATCCCGAGTTCCCAAGTGGACACCGCTTTGTCGCTGACACCTGCAATCTTGCCAAGGTCAGCCTGTGATAGCTCGTGTTCCAATCGGATTTTTTTAATATTTTCAGCGATGCTCAATTGAATCACTCCTTATATGTAGAGATTACACCAAAAGTAGAGCTATGTCAACATTCATTTTAAAATTTTCTACTTTAAGTTCTTGACATTCTACTAAAAGTGGAGTATAGTATTCTCGAACCCAGACGAAAGGAGGTGTGAACTTGGGATTCACCGTTAAATAAGCCCGCCAGTACGCCGGTTTCACACAGCGTGAAATGGCAGAAAAGCTCGGAATTTCGCGCGATACATACCGCAAAATCGAGCAATCGCCCGAAGACGCTACCGTCGCCACCGCGAAAAGAATCAGTGAGGTCGTCGGCATTCCCATCGACCAAATTTTTTTCGCCAGTGCATCTACTTAAAGTAGATTATTTAATTCATCCAAAAGGAGGTGAAAAACATGAAAATCAAAATCATTGGTGAACCCAAAGAAATTGCCGCCCTTGTATTAGCGGTACAAGGGCGGCAAAATCGCGAGGTGTTAGCCATTGGTGAGGTCAGTGCCAAGGGTCACAGCAATGATCTGGTCACAAAAGACAGTCAGAACAGGGAAATTCACAACGGGACTTGTGGTTTCCAGACGAGCATCCTTTAGCAGAATAAACTCACAGCTTTCACCCGTCTGCGGACTTTCTTCTTCAGCAGAAGCAGCTTTGGAAACGGCCTTGAGAGCTGAGGAGTTAACTGTCTGCGCAACGGCAATGTTCGGATTGCTATTTTCCTCATCAAATACGGGGATACCGCTGATCATGCCAGCAGGTGTCACCAGAAATAAACGGTTCTTTGCAAATTCTTTGAGGGAAATGGTATTTGCATATCCAGTAAGAACAGCCATTTTAGTCAATGACAAGCTCATGTTTTTTCACCTCCTTCCGTTTTGGGGTGTCTTTATGATAGCACATCCATAGTGAAAAATACATACTTGCCAGCCATCCAAAGGAGGTGAAGAAGATGAAGAACAACATCCAGAAAGAAATCCAAGAGCGCCGCGAACACGCCGAGCGCTTAAAGAAAATCGCCCTCAAGCTGTTCGAGCAGCTCAAGAGCGAAAATGTCAGTTTTTCGGACGCAGAGCGAATCATTAGTCTGCTTTCTGCATCCGTAAAAACTGAGCGCGATGACCGGATTATTTAATCCATGCTGGAGGGACTATAAATCTTACTATCCTCAAGATTGATTAGTTGCTCCAGACAGTCGCTGTACCAAGAAGCCAGTACGCAGGCTGCCTGTGCAGGGTCATTCAAGTCAAGACCCTGCGGACGCTCACCGCGCTGCAACGCAATCTGCAATTTGTTGTTTGCATAAGCAAGTGCCAGATTGTGCCGAATTTTATTTCCATCACTCATGATTTCCACCTCCCTTCTGCCCAAGTATACCGCAGGAGGGAGCCAACCACAAGGAGGTGAACCACATGGACAACAACAAAAAGCCCAGCGGACCTGTGGAAGAGGAACGCTGGGCGAAGATAGAAAAGGAAGTTCAGGAGCTTAAACGGAGCAGGTCAATCCTCAGCATCGGCTTGTTCCTGCTGAGCGGCCTGTATGGAATCTTGATCCTCTGCATCATCTTGAGAATCATCCGAATCGAGGACACTTTGACCTCGATCATCCAATTCAACGCTCTGGTTGGCGAGCATCTCCAAAGCCTCGGCGATTCGCTCATTCGTATCCTCAACGATTTTGAAATGCTCCTCCGTGCGCTGTCTGAAGTTTTCTGACCTTTCTGCTTCCTCTCGCTGTATTTCGAGCATTTCCTGTTGATATTCTGCCGTTGCAGACCATGAAGATTCTTCCTTTTTGTCATGTTCGCTGGACAATGCCTGACCTGCCAAAAACAGAAGAATTGTAACGATGATGCTGATAATTCCAACCCAGTCTTTTTGGGGGATTGCATTATCCGGAGTTTTTACTTCGGCGATTTTGGCGTTGATAGTTTCAACCGCCTCTGTAGGTAGAAGTGGTTCGACTTCATCCAGAACAGCTTGAGTACTTGCCAGCGGCACGGTTTCGGATTCTTTTTCGCTGTAAGTACTTTCGCTCCATATCGAGTCTAACTGATCCGCAAAAGCCGCAGCATTTGAGTAAAGATTTGTAATGTTGCTTGTTCGGAGTGCGGTGGTGAGATTTAGCACATTGGAATTCAGCATTTCTGTCGATAACCGGAAAGCGGGACTTTCCATTGCCGATCCGTAGAGCGCCGAAATCTGATTGGTGAAATTGAGATTTGCTCTGGCCTGACCAGCCAGATTCTTGGCGAGATTGGATAGTTGATACTCTGGCACACATAATCTGGCATCTTTCGCCAAGCGGTACGCCATGTTGTTCCATTCTGCGGTTTGGTAAATCGATTTCATCTGGTTGCTCACCATGCGAACAGAATCCGCCATTTTCGCTGCTTCGGACACATAATTGCTGAGTTCTGACAGCTGGTATGCTGCCGTCTGAGCTGCAGAGCTCAACTCGTAAAAATTTTGCATTTTATCACCTCCCTTCTGCCCCTCTATTCTACCGCAGAAGGGAGCCACCCACAAGGAGGTACATCTTCACCATGAACGACATCATCTTATCCACCCAGAACGGCGAACCGGTGGCATCCAGCCGGGAAGTCGCTAAGCGCTTCGGGAAGGAGCACAAGCACGTTCTGGCGGCCATTCGTCAAATTTTAGCAGCCGAAAATTCGGCCACTAAATTCTTCCATGAGACCGCATTTGAGTATCGCGGCCAGCGCTTCCCCGAGTACCTCATGAACCGCGACGGTTTCGCCCTGCTGGCAATGGGCTTCACGGGCAAGGAGGCCGTAACGTGGAAGCTCAAGTACATCGAGGCCTTCAACCAGATGGAGAAGCAACTTTCCGCCCAGCACAAGGACCAGCAGGCCGTGCAGGATGCCAACATCCAGAACGCCATCGACCGGGTGATCGAAGCCCGGAAGAAGCTGGACGAGAACACCGCTTTTCTGGACGAGTGCCGCAAGAACCGCGAGGACAGCAAGGCCAAGTATATGCAGGTCAAGGCCCTGTGCGGTGAGTTCAAGGCCATTTACGGCCAGCATTGCGACACGGTGCGCACCATGGAGAACGTGGTGCGCGGCTCCCAGAGCTTCCTCACCAGCGCCATTGACAACCTGACCATCGTTTCCAAAGGCTACCCGTTCTACGCCGCCCTGATGGACAGCCTGCTGGATGGGCTGCCCGCCGAAAAGAAGGAGGAATAAAATGTTGAACACATCAACCATTCGCGGCACTTTCAAGCAGATCCCATACTGGAAGCTGCGGGGACGGTTCCACAGCTGCGGCTACCGCGATCAGGAAGTGGCCGAGTACATCGGCATTGGCCGGGACACCATGAGCGGCAGGATGCAGGGACACAACCCGTGGACCAGCACGGAGATCACTGCAATGTGTGAGCTGCTGGGCATCCGGCAGAATGAAATCGGGGAGTATTTCTTCCCGCGTGTCGAGGAAGGAGAATCCACATGAGCAAACAGTACACCCTTGCATCCGAGCGGGCCGACGCGCCCACCGGATGCGCGTACGTGGCACCGACGTTCTGGAACAAGTGGTTCCGCTGGGATGGAAGCCGGGCATCCGGCTGCTACCAGCTGGGCGGGCAAGTCAAGGACGAAACCCACACCGGCCTGCAGGTTTTTGCAGATGGCGAATGGCACCCGGTCATTGGATGGACATTGGACAGCTGCGGCCCCGCAACTGACTATCAGGAGGTAGGAGCATGAAAATCAACCCGAACGCTCAGTTGAAAATCCAGCTGGGATCGGATGGCAACCCCAAAATTTACGCCTGCGGCACACAGATGGAACAAGCGGCTCTTTGCACCGCATTGGTCGCGGGAATCTGTATGGACAGCAAAGACCCAGCAGAGACAATCATCAACATCATGACAGCTGCCGCTGATCTTATGGACAGAATGGAGGAAACCCACCAATGAAGATTAAATCCTTTGTCTGGTACTGGCTGGCAATGGCCTGCTTTGTGGTGGGCCTGCTGTACGGCATGGGGCTGGAGGGCAGCTTCCAGACCGGCGGCACCGTCTCGGACGGCGCGTTCATCACGGCCATGGTGCTGATCCTGCTGGCGGTATTCTTTGCCCGGCTGGGCTTCTACGCCGCCGATCAGGAGAAAAAGCGGAGCAAGAAGGTGCACCAGCAGCCCCGCAACACCGTGAAGAGCGGAAGGAAGGCGGGCTGACACCACCCATGAATAAAGGAAAGCACTTTACCCGCGTTTGTTTGGACTGCGGCAAGGTGATG